TAAAACCTTTTCATTTTCGCCATTATATTCGCCTATTACTTTATATTCGCTATTTGATAGGATATTTACTCGCTCTTGGTATTCCGATTGTGATGGATTAGGTGTTGCCACACACTTAATACACATCTTTATTCCACGGAAATACTTAGGTCTAACACTAAAAGACTTCCCACATTTTTCGTGAAAGATTTTAACTTCTTTACTTTCATTAACGTAATCACCAATGACTTTAAATCCGTTTAAATCCTCATTCACGAAGTTTGTGAAACTATTCTCCTGTGTTTTGTCCGTCAATTAAATATCCTCCTAATTATAAATTTAGCTTTCACCGTTTTTGCTCGCTATTTTATGCTACGGATTTCTCCGTAACCGGGCAGAATTGTTTACCCATCTCGGCCGTGATTCCTAAAGCTGACATAGCACCTGCAAGTCCCATAGTTTCTGCTTCCGTCAATCCAAGTTGGGAAGCCGAACCTGCTAGTCTTAGAGTTAGATTTAGAATCTCTTCCTCGGATGTTGCTAAGTTGTTACCTAGTTCAACTAAAGTAGAACCTAGTCTATCAATATCTCCTTGGCTTGTTCCGAATATGTTCATCAATCTAGCTAGTGAATCTGCGGCTGCCTCAGTTTCCATTTCGGTAGCTACGCCTAACTGCATGATTGTTTCAGTAAACTTAACCATGTTGTCTGCGCCTTCTATACCTAGACGACCTGCGACTTCCATTCCTTTAGCAATTTCTTCGTATGTAGCAGGAATCCGTTTAGACATTCCCTGAATAGTTTTATCTAATTGAAGCATTTCTTTATCCGAGAAGTTTGTAACCTTAGCTACGCCCGCTAAAGCTTCTTCAAAACTTGAAGCTACTTTAACTGTCCCGGCTATACCCGCTGTCATTGCAGCCATGGATACAGTTCCGAATTGAGCCATTGAACGTCCTGCTAAGTCCATTCCACGTCCCATACGTTGCCACTCCGCTGCCGAACGATTAGCAGCGACACCTGCTGAACGAGCCATCCTTCCGGACGCCCTTTCAACACTCGCTGCTGCTCGATTGGCTACGGAGGATAAATTGTCTATACCGGTAAACCTTACTACCGCTTCTTTCATTGCCATTTATTTTCCTCCTCTCTTTAGTTAGAATGACTTGCCGTTAAACGCTTCATGAACTCTGTCCATAGACTCTTTGAATTTATCAACCGTTTCTTTTTTGACTCCTGATTTTCTTGTATCATACATAACGTCCTTAACCTCTTTCTCGTGATTAAAGACTTGCTTGAAGGAGTACATAGGCTTACCTTTCTTATCGGTAGCTCCTAGTTTGTTACGAAGAACTTCTTGTTCTAACTCAGTTTGGATGTCGTCTAGACGTTTAAGTCTATATCCAATCATTAGGTAGGAATAGTCAGAAGGCGTCATGTCAAGTATAGCTTCCACGTCGTTCATATTTAAGAACCGGAAGCAACTTGCTATGACGTCCCCGTATGTCAATTCCTTTAACTGTGAGTCTGAGGTTACTTCGCTTTCTCCTCGCTCGTCTCGTTCGTCTCGTCCATCTCCGTGAATATCTTCTCGTAAAACCCCGCTTCACGAAGAGTGTCTAATAGTACTTCAGCAAGAGCGTCGAATCCACCTAATTCTGTAGCAAGCTCATCTAAAGCATCTTCAATTTGCTCATCCGTTGGCATCTTCTTATGCTTAGCTAGTGCAGCTTTGTATGAGTTGAAGATAGCGTCCGGGTCTGCTGTTTCTAAGTATCCGACTACCATTCTAACACCAAGTCCAAATTTCATTGTGTTACCTTCGATGTTACGCTCCATAGTGTATACTCTTGAAAGTGCTCTTGAGAAGCGAATACCAAAGTTTAATTCGTAGTCTTTATTGCCGATTTTAATTGATTTCATATATTTAATCTCCCTTGAAATTTATATTATTTATGTAGGAGAGCTTCGCGCCCTCCTCAGTTGTTACAATTCTAATTCCCCTATCTCAGCCTCACCTATCATTGATGAGGACGTATTAGGGAGTTTCTTCGCCGTTCTCTGTAGCTAACTCACCGAACGCTTTGAACGCGTACTGTACTGCATCGAACTGTGCTTCAGAAACGGTTACTGGACCTTTTTGTGGAATAAGGTTAATAGCAAGTTCTGTAGAAAGCTCAGAGAAGCCGTCAGCAGAGTTAGAAACTTCGAACGAAGTTAATTTACCTTGTGCGTAGATAGAGTCGTACATGTCGTCTTCATCTTTCTCTGTAAGGTCTGCTTCCCATACTTGAAGAGTTTCGTTGTTATTAAACGCTTCTTGAAGTAAGTCGAACGTTGGGTCATTTTTAGCTACGTAAGATGTAAAGCTTAGTGAAGCGTTAATCTCACCAGTGTCTTTAATGTTACCGTCTTTAGTAAGTTCCTCAATAGTTTCACGCTCTTGAGTAAGTGTGTGTTCTGTTTGGAAGGCTAATCTAAGTCCGCTACCGTCCTTAGTAGTGTCGTCCATTGCTTGGAAGAATAGGACTTTCTTGACGCCTTGAATTGGTTTAACTTGTGCCATAATTATATCGTCTCCTTATTATTTATATTGCTTAATATATGTTATATGAGTATGAGCTTCGATGTATCTACGGTTTCTAGCCGTCTCATATTCGACTGGCTCAACGTCATTAATAACTTCAGAATCCGCTTCGATTCCTTTGAATGAGAATTCTCCGACTCTCTTTCCTTCAGAATCAAGTAGCGGGATAACTCCGTATAATACCTCGGTCAGTATGTCTGAATGAAGTTTGCTTAAGTCTCTGAGCGTGTCAGCGTGAATTCCGAACTCAATCGGAACAATACCTTGTACAATTTCATTCTCTTTACCGTACCGATTATACAAGTTACTATAATCTTTTACAGTGAAGAAAGGCTTGCTTTTAGGAACCTTCCATCCATGCTGTTTAATTACAGTTGGTATACCGTACTTTTCCGTGAGATAAACTCTTAGTGACGTGACGATATTAAAGGAGGTTATCATTGTATCAGCCTCCATAACTCTTCTTCTAATTCGGTCTGCATTCGGTTCTGAGCTTTGTTGGCCGGATTAGTCATGAATCCTGCTTTAGTCCTGTGCTCGAAGTTCTGCCTACGACCGTACAACGTTAAGTTACGTATCGTGTAATCGGCAGGACCAAGTTTCTCTACAGAACGTGAAGCCCATAACGTACTCTTAAGGTGTCCGGTGTCTACCGGAGCTCCTCTAGCCATCTCATTAGCTGATTCTCTTGTGATTTCATGTACCTTACTGTCTAACATTGTTTTAATCTGACTGGAGTCTTTTGACAGAGCCATAGCCCAAGCCCTGACTTCCGCGTCATTTACGTCAATCTTAGTAATCAGTCCGGTAAACTGTCTAGGACGTCCTCTAGCCATTACGTCACGACCTTCCCAAGGAACTCTAAGCGGTTAGGCTCTCCGATTCCCTTTCGGTCCCATGCCGTAACTCTATATCGTCTGTCTCTGTGTAGAACGTAACCAATGCCGTCAAAGTCTTCAGTTGAACTTAATCCAACTCGAGTCAGCTCATCCATACTTACACTAAACCATAAGTCACCTTCACGAAACTCTCCGCCATCCATTAGGACTAGTTCGGAGGCTGTTCTCGATGTACGCTCTGTGACGACTGATTGAACTTCTAGAAGTGCCTCTGTGGACGTCTCTTCTCCAGTCAACCAATCCTCTTCGAAAGTTTGAACAACTAGAGTAACCGTTTCTTGACGATTATGAACTAGCTCTTTTCGCCATTCTTTCATCATTTCAATATCTTTCTGAGTTAACATCTACTCGCCTCCTTCGTATAATCCTAGATAGCCTCGGCATTTCGGATGAGGTGCGTATATTTCAGAGTCAGTGACTTTGAATACTCCTTCTCCTAAGCCGTAGCGGTCTTCGTGTGCCAAGATATGGCATCGGTGTCTGTTGTGGTTTCGGTGAGTACACCATTGTGATTCATAGAATCTGACGTACTGCTCTCCGTTCTTCTGTAAGGTTTCAGCAAACTGCCCTCTATAGCTGTTATTCATCTCAGACGTTACTAAGCGTTTAGCCTTCCATTCTTCTCCTTCAAAAGTATCAACGATGTGTCCGTATATCTCGGAAGACTGAGCTCCCTGATATATTGACCGTCTCATTCTTTGTCGGAGGGAATCCGTTATGTTTCCGCCCATAATATCTGAACGGTCTGTTAACGTAAGGCCATCGACCTCTCTATCGTATAGATACGCGAAAGGGTCTTCTATAGTCTTCATTCCTCTAGGGAAGATTCTGTCTACAAGAAACGCTCCCACAATTTTAGAGACGTTAGAGGTACCTTCTTCGACCTTCTCCACTAAAACGTCAGAATAGGACTCTTCTAGCGCCTGTAGGTCTCTGTATAGGGAATTGACCCTAGAAGGGTTTATCGTCCCGTCAGCACGTGTATATGACCGAATAACAGCGAAGTATTCCGGCTGTAAAGCTTTCAACTTCGCTAGTGTCTCTTGTTCAATCTTACCACCTTCGCGAATAACCTCGTCTAGAAGCTCTGCGAATGTTATACGGCTTTGCGTCAAGGAACTCAGCTCTCTTTCTTAAATGAAAGGACGAGCCCTCATCTTTACTTCGAGAGTCTAAGAAGTCCTGCTTCGCTCTCTGCCATTTATCGTACAAGTCCATGTAATGCTTACGATAGTTTTCATATACCTTACTCTTATCTACCTGCTCTTCACCGTCTTGATACTTAAAGGCGTCTCGCATCTCGGATGCTTCCGTCTCTGCTTTAAGATAGTCTAGATACAGTTCGATTAAGTGTTTGGAATTTTCAGAAACTTCGGAGATGGCGAAGCCGTTAGCTGTGAGAGCCTTACGAACTTCGCGTACTTCTACTCCGAATTCCTCGGCTAATTCCTCAATAGTCATACGGCTTCCTCCTCAGTTATTCTGCCGGAGACTCTAACGCTTCAATGCGTGAGACAAGTTCGTTATACTGAACTTCAGTTCCGAATCCGTCAGCTCCGGGGTCTCCTTTAGGGCCAGTAGCGCCCGGGTCTCCTTTAGCACCTTTAGCACCCGGGTCTCCTTTAGGGCCGGCAACTCCGGGGTCTCCTTTAGGCCCTGCAGCGCCAGTATCTCCTTTAGGACCTTTTTCTCCTGCGACATCTAAAATGTCCTTCATGTCTTGTTCCGTTAGAACATGACCGGTTACTAATCTTGTTTTAAGTTCTTCTTTAGTAGCCATTTATTATCCTCCTATGATTGCTTCTCCGATAATTGCCTCGCCTACATTTGACGAGGAGTTATTAGGGCGTGTCTACCGCTACGTCAGCGTAGAACAGAAGCTCAGGGTCTTCAATAACAGGGAAACCTGCTGCTACAGAGCGCATGATAGACTGGATTGGCTCATCCTTGTCTTTCGCTGTTAAGTTGATTCCCGGTGCGAAGCCGTTCTCAACTGTGATACCTAATTGGTATTCACCTACGCCGTGTGCTGCAAATACTACGCGGTGTTTAGGGAAGTATTCGTGTACTACGTTTTCACCTGAAACAATGTCGTGTGCTGTAACTGAACGACGTTCAACAATGCGAATTTCAGGAAGGTCATATCCGCCTAATACTTCGTTTAACTCTGATACAGATACACGAGCTGCTGGAGAGTCTCCGCGAGCTTCCGCGATAATCTCAGGGTTAGTTTGAAGCATTGCACGAGTTTCGCGTGACATAAAGATTACGTCCGCTGCTTGTCCGTTACGGTCAACATACTCGTCATTCCATTTAATTAAGTCAGATAATGGAGTTGAGTCTGCGTTAGACCAAGCTGCTGCTCCTTCAAGTTTTACCTTATTTTCTACACCATAGTCTAAACCAATCTTAACGTTACCGTCGTTGTAAGAGAACTCACCGAGGAATAACGCTTTAAGACGTGATACTTCGATTTGTAGATAAACAGCGTTAACTAAGTCTACACCTTTAGCTACTAATTGGTCTACCATTGCACGTTGTTCAGCGTTTGAGCGCGCTTGGTGAATTGAAAGAAGTTCTTCTTCAGTTACGATGTGCTTAATACCTAACTTAGCTAACTCACCGTGACGGCTTGCTACAGCGTCTCGGTCCATTACTGGAGGCTCTGAACCGAAGCCAATGTAACTAGCAATGTGAGTTTTCTTTTTGATTAGGTCATATGCGAATTTGTTTGAGAATACGTTTCTCATCGGTAGGAATTCGTTACCGATAGTTTCTACCTCGTTGTTTTCTTTTGCTAAAACGTCTACTAATTTATTTAAGTTTTCTGTCTGGAATTCAGACAGGTGAGTGATACCCGCCATAATTTATAATCTCCTTTATTG